GTAGCCGGCAAAGTAGCTCAAGAAGTTGAACAAAATATTTGGTCTGGCGCAGTGGGTGTAAACGGTAAATTTGACGGTTTACAAACTTTAGCTACTGCCGACGCAAATGTTATTGATGTGGTTGGAGTTTCAATTGGCGCTGGTGGTATCACTGCATCAAATGTTATCACTGAATTGAACAAAATTGTAAATGCAATTCCTGACACTATTTATGGTTCTGAAGGTTTGAATATTTATTTACCTAAAAATTTCGTCAAAGCCTATATCAGTGCTTTAGGTGGTTTTGGAGCTTCGGGATTAGGAGCAAACGGCACAGATGGCAAAGGCACACAATGGTACAATAGTGGCTCTGACTTAAACTTTTTAGGTATTCCAATTTTTGTCGCCGAAGGTATGACCGCCAACTGGGGTATGGTCGCTAAAAGTGATAATTTATTTTTTGGAACAGGGTTATTATCAGACCAAAACGAAGTGAAAGTTTTAGACCAATCAGAAATTGATGGGTCTCAAAATGTAAATGTAATTATGCGCTATTCAGCTTGCACAAATTACGGCATTGGAAGTGAAATTGTACTTTATACACCCGTAGCATAATGGCATCAGACTTAACAGCAGGGCGGTTAGAGCCCGAAAAGACGAGCGTTGGTGGTTTAAAAAATGCGTATTTTATCAATTACGATGCGGATTTAAAATCAGGAGCTACCATAACGGCTAATATCATATCAGCACTAGCCTCGCCAGTGCCGGTGTTTAAATTTGAGTTGCGAGGTGGAAATTCATATAGCGAAAAGAGCGCTACCGATAGAGCGACAGGCACAACATTTTGGGAAGGAAATGCAACTATCATTTTGAAAAAACAAGATGCAACAACCCAAGAACAGATGTACGCAATCGCCGTAGGTCGCCCTCAAATTATACTTGAGGATAATAATGGCAATTATAGACTTTTAGGAGCCGAATTTGGTTGTGAATGCAAACCAGACACTTCAACAGGAGCATCGTTCGGCGAAATGAACGGCTATACAATTAATATAACAACTTCTGAAAAAACAATGTCAGATTTTGTTTCAAGTACTTTGATTGGTGCGGTAGGTGGTTTCACCCCTATCAATTGATTTTTATGTTTATCATCATTAATGGAGGAAAAGGGGGTATTTTAAAAAAATATCCTCTTTTTTTATGACAAAAAAGCAAATAAACTGTTATATAAGTATGATAGTATTGCAACAAAGTTCAAACGTCCAAGATTTATTTATCTTACCGATAAAGGATGAGGCTGATAGCTTAGTGATAAGTACTGATAGAAATTCTGTAACTATCACAACGCCATTTGTAAAAGAGGGAAATTATTTAAAAACCTCGTCATATTTTGCGTTAAAAGAGGGAAATTTTTACGATTTAAAAGTTTTAAATGGAACAGAAACGGTTTATTTAGATAAGATATTTTGCACTAACCAAACCATTTTTTCAATAAATTATAATAAATATGATTGAGGTCATTGAATTATCTAAATACACAGCTCCCGAAATTTTGGAAACAAAAAATAAGGATTATGTAAAATATGGTAAAGATAACGATTATTTCAAATATCTAATAAATAGATATTTGAATTCGCCAACAAATAATGCCATTATAAATGGTATGTCCAGACTGATTTATGGCAAGGGATTAGACGCAACCGATTCGGTTTTGAATATTGAAGATTGGGAAAAAACCAAAAAACTTATAAAAAAAGCAGACTTACGAAAATTTATAATTGATAGAAAAATTTTAGGTATGGCGTGCTTTCAAGTTTCATATTCAAAAGGCGAGGTTGTAAAGATTAGCCACTTTCCAATGGAAACGTTGCGGTCTGAAAAAGCCGACAAGGATGGGAATATTAAAAATTATTACTATCATCACGATTGGGAGAATATTAAAGCCAATGAAAAGCCTGAACCCATACCAGCGTTTGGTTTTGGTAATAAAAAGAATAACGAAGTTTACGTTTTAAAACCATACGCCACAGGCTCGTTCTATTACTCGCCAGTAGATTATGTGGGGGCGTTGCCGTATGCCGTTTTGGAAGAAGAGATTGCAGATTATCTGATAAATGATACTATCAACGGGTTTAGTGGTTCTAAGGTCGTGAATTTCAATAATGGCATACCGGATGAGGAAAAGAGAATAGCCATTAAGAATGAAATAATAAACAAATTAACGGGGGCGAGAGGCGAAAAGATAATCGTGGCGTTTGGTCAAAACAAAGAAACCGAAACCACAGTTACAAACTTTCCTTTGGATAATGCGCCTGAACATTATCAATATCTATCCGATGAATGTCGCAATAAATTAATAATTGGTCACAGGGTAACAAGTCCTATATTGATTGGCGTTCGCGAGACAGGTGGAGGTTTGGGTAATAATGCGGATGAAATCAAAAATGCCAATCTTTTATTCGACAATACCGTCATCAATAGCTACCAAGAGGAGATAATTGATGCGCTAAAAGAAATATTAGCAATTAATAACATCCATTTGGATTTATATTTCAAAACCTCCGAACCTTTGCAATTTATAGACACAACCGGGATGGACGCGAACACTAAGCAAAAAGAAACGGGTGTAAAAATGAGCAAGACGGTAGCCGAAATATTAATTGAAAAAGGGGAAACAATAAGCGAAGACGAGTGGGAATTTATGGGCGAGGAAGATGTCCATTATGACGAGGAAGATAGCTTATTGTCAAAAGTTTTAAAATTCGTAAAAACGGGAACAGCTAGACCAAATGCCAAAAGTGAGCAGGATGAAATTATTGACGGATATCGCTATATCACGAGATACCGATATGCTGGAAATTCCAATCCGGAACGTGATTTTTGTAAAAAAATGATGCAGGCAGACAAGGTTTATCGCAAAGAAGATATTATCGCAATGGGAGAGGTCGATGTGAACGCTGGCTTTGGGGAACACGGAGCGGACACTTATAGTATTTGGTTGTACAAGGGCGGCCCCAGATGCCAACATAAATGGGTGCGACAAAATTTTAAAAGCAAGATAAAAGTTGATGTTCATAGCCCGAATGCCCCAACGATTTCAACCAATAAAGCCGAAGCCGAAGGGCATCGTTTAAGAAATCCAAAAGAAACGCCAATGATTCCAAATGATTTGCCTCACAAGGGTTTTAGTCCAAATAATCCTAACATTCCACTAGACGCAAGATAATGAAAACGCTATTGATATCGACCGCAGAGGTTAAACGAATGTCTATAATGAACGGCTCTATTGACGACGATAAATTTATACAGTTTATAGAAATTGCGCAAGATATTACCGTTCAAGGTTATTTAGGAAAACCACTTTTGGATAAACTTATCGAGAAAGTACCTTTTATAAATCTTATTAGTGATTTAATAGACAGGGTAAACGGTGAGGGTGGCGTTATGGAAGAGACCACGTGCGCTATTGATGTGATTGACGAAGTATTTATAACAAAAAAATATAATAGTTTAATCGAGAATTACGTCAAACCATTATTAGTACATTGGGCGTTGGTCGAAATCATTCCTTTCATTTCTTACAGTATTGGAAATAATGGAATTTCAAAACCTAGAAATGAAATCAGTGAGTCTATAACAAAAGCCGAAGTCGATTATTTGGTTTCAAAACAGCGAGATATTGCCGACAGTTATACTAAAAAGTTTTTAGATTTTATGACTTTCAATTCGGCTGATTATCCGGAGTATTTAGAATATTCAAACTTGCAACAAAAGAATTATGATTCTAATTTTTCTGGGTGGGAGCTTGGTGGATTTTCAAGAAATTTTAGAGATAAATATATAAATGGCATAGGATGAAAACGACAAGTTATAAAGTGAAAATCGAGAATATTAAAAAATTAGAAATTTATCTTAAAAAGATATGTGGGGACAAGGAGCTTTAGATAATACTGTTGGCTGGGGACAAGGTGCGGTAAATAATACCGTTGGCTGGGGGTCTATTTATGGAGCTTCGTGGTCTGGAGATACCGAACTATTAGGGTTGGTTTTGTTGGTAAAGCGATTAACAGACAGGACGATTGCCGACGGAGGCATTGTTGAAAATAGTGCTTGCGCAAATAGCTCCGTTGATCTGACTATAGATTGGTTCACATATTTTCGCGTAATTGATGATTTAGGAATAGTAGAAAATATTAATTGTTTAAAGATATGACAAAAATTATAACAGTACCCGTCGCCTATAAGGCAGGTAAACTTTATTCGTTGTTTCCATCTGACGGAAGCGGAGATTTTACAACCACACGTGCGCTAGACACGGCAACGCGTTTTAACAGTGAAGGAATTCGGGAAACCGTTCTAGCAAACGTTCCTAGAATAGACCACAGTCATGGCACTTGCGGCGAATTGCTAGTTGAGCCAACAAGGATAAACCTTTTTGTTTCTCCTGATACTTTGGCAACACAAAATGTTACTACGGCAGCTAATTATTATGCCGTATCATTTGAAGGAACGGGAACAGTTACATTTTCGGGAACTTACGTAGGTAGCCTTGTA